GTTAGAGGTCCAGGAAGGGATATCCTTTTTATTAACGAGGCAAACCTACTTCCTCACTCTATTTACCAACAATTAGCACTAAGGACTAAGCAGACAATCTTTTTAGATTTTAACCCTGTGGATGAAGCCTCTTGGGTTTATGATGTAGCTGACAAGGAAACCAATAAACTAATCCACTCCACCTACAAGAACAATCCATTTTTACCTAAAGAGCAGATTGCTGAGATTGAAAGTCTTAGAGATGCTGATGAAAATATGTGGAAGGTCTTTGGGTTAGGTGAGAGAGGTAAAAGTCAGGAGATTATTTACACACACTGGAAACAGGGACCTTTTAAAGAAGATTCTGAGGTTGTTTATGGTTTAGACTTTGGTTATTCAGTACCAACTGCTTTAATTAAAGTTGGTTTCAAGGATAATCAAACCTATGCACACGAAATGTTATACGAAACACGGCTGACTACTAATGACTTAATTGAGAGATTAAAGACATTAGATATAAAAAGGTCAGAGGAGATATTTTGTGATAATGCAGAGCCTAAAACCATTGAGGAACTTGTTAGAGCAGGGTACAATGCAAAGCCAGCAGAAAAGGATGTTTATGCTGGAATACAAAAGGTTAAAAGCCAACCCCTAACAATAACACCAGAATCAACCAACCTAATAAAAGAAATAAGGTCTTACAAATGGAAAACGGACAAAGATGGCAAAGTCCATCCTGATGAAAGCCCGGTAAAGATGTGGGACCACGGTTGTGATGCTATGCGATATGCGATATTTACAAAACTAAACAAGCCAAGATTTGAGGTCTTAGCTTGGTAAAGATATAAAATGGGCAAGATACAAGATGCGTGGAATGTGTTGAGAGGTAAGGCTTTACCCTTAATGAATATTGGGCAGCCTTTTGCTTCTTATACAATGATGGGTGGAACCTATGTAGGTATTGCCGACAATAGAAAGAACTACATTACAGATGGATATCAGGTTAATGATATCATTTACACAGCAGTCTCTTTAATTACAGATAAAGTTAGACTACCTGAGTGGGCAGCTTATAAGATTGTTGATGAAGCAGCCTTTAAGTCTTACCAGGGGTTGATGAGAAAAAAGGATATTAGCACACAAGACTTTAAAAAAGCTGTTAAATACAGAAAGAAAGCATTAGAGCCTATTTATGTTGACAGACTTTCAGAGCTGCTTAAATATCCCAACGAATACGAGACTTTTCAAGATTTAGTAGCCAATTCAAGTGGATGGAAACTAATCACAGGAGGTCGCACTATATGGTCCCAAATGTTGGATATGGGTGCTAATGCTGGCAAACCATTTCAACTGCATAACCTTCCTTATCAAGAGGTTTCAATCATTGCTACCACAAATCAATTCCCAATAGTGGAGCAGGCTTATGTAATGACTAACCTTGCTGAGGCTTATTTTCCTAAGAGTCAGGTTTTGCACGATAAATACCAAAACTATGATTGGGATGTAAATGGCGCACACCTTTATGGTATGAGTCCTTTAAAGTCTGCATTAAGAAGGTTAAGCCGTTCTAACTCAGCTATCAAGGCATCAGCCGCAATGTTAGAGAATCAAGGTGTCAAAGGTGTTCTTTATATGGATGACCCTAGAGTTTTATCTAATGGCATTGATCCTTTAGACACAAGAAAGCAAGTAGAAGCAGTAAAGCAGAAACTTGTAGGCAAAGGTGAGTGGGTAGGTTCAGACAATTGGGGCAGAATAGGAGTTAGTGGTTATAAGTTAGGATGGCAGTCTGTAGGACTTAGCCCTGTTGACTTATCAATCATTGAGTCTGAGAAATGGGACCTAAAGAGATTTGGGGCTGTTTATGGGGTTCCAAGTCAGTTAATGGGTGATTCTGATACTTCTACTTATAACAATGTCAGAGAGGCTGAAAAGGCCCTTACAGCTCGCTGTGCAATCCCACAGTTAGTTTCATTTAGAAATCATTTAAACCGTAAGCTCCAAACAGATTGGGGTTATAAGGGGCAGAATATATATGTTGACTTTGATCATACTGTCTTTACTGAATTACAGGAAGATGTTAAAGAGAAATCAACTTGGATTAACCAACTCAGAGCTTTAAGCCCGAATGAGCAAAGGATGCACTTGGGACTAGAAAGAATAGACAACCCTCTATTTGATGAGCCTTGGATAACTACTCAGGATGGAATGCCATTATCAGAGTACGATGTTAAGGAGGATGAGATGGAAGATGAAAGTCCTAATAGTGAGGAAATGGATGAGGAAATAGATGATTGAGGATATAATAAAGCAGACCTATCCAATAACTAAAAAGGAAAGGTGCTGTGCAATGTTAAAAGCGAAAATGGAAGCCAAAAGACAGGCTTTAAGAGATAGGTTAAATGACCAACACAGAAAGGACAGAATGGGCAAAGAAATTCCATCGGACAAACCGCAAGTTTGGGAGTCAGTTCTTTCCTAAAGTAAAGAGGTCGTTAGATAAGGTTGTAAGTTCTTTGATAGGTACTATAAAGAGAAAAGGAGCAAGGCAAACACTTGTGGAGCTTCGTACAAAGTTATGGAGTGATGACTTGAATAAGCCAATAGCAGACATCTACAAAAAAGTAGGTGTTTACTATGCTAACGAAACCTACAAACAAATTAGGCGAGAAATTGCCCAAAAGGGAATAGGTAGAGATGAGGCTTGGATTAAGTTTATACAAGATGAGCTGCAAAAAACTTTACTTCAGTATGCTGTAGTAAAAACCTCTGAAACACTTAGAAATCATCTAATCTTAGTATTACAGTCAGCAATTTCAAAGGAGTTGACTGTAGATGAGATTGTTAAGTTATTTGAGACATCAGGGTTTACTGCAATGCAAGCTGAAAGAATAATCAGAACTGAGGTAGGTAGAGCAGCCAACACAGGTGTAAAAGCAGCAGCAGAGGGGTTTAATTACGAAATGGTCAAAGAGTGGATAGCTTTTAGAGATTCACGGACCAGGGGTTTTAAACCTAAGCAACCTAAAGACCACTATCATATGGATGGGCAAGTAGTTGACTTTTATGACAACTTCACAGACCCAAGAAGTGGTGAACAAATTGAGTACCCATTAGCTCCTGGAGGATCAGCAGCAATGGTTATTAATTGTAGGTGTAGTTATATAGTAGTACCTAAAAGAGACAGCAGAGGACAACTAATCAGAACATAATTGGGAGGTGATTAGGTGGCAATAGCCAATACTGCAACAATGAAACAAGAACCAGACCTAACCCTCCCTAAATGAAAGAAACTATGAAAAGATATTTTGAACAAAAACTGATATCAGACTCAGTAAGAGATGTATCAGAAACTTCACGAAAAGTAAAGGTAGCCATTAGCCAAATGGGTTCTAAGGACTTTGACAATGATGTCATTGACCACGGAGCTTACAATAAAACTATGGCTGAAAGAGGTCCCAAAGGTGCTAATTTGATTTGGCACTTAACAGATCACAACCCATCACTAAAATCAGCTATTGGTAAATTCTCTGAGTTATATGTAGAGGATAACTACCTAGTAGGGGTTACAGATGTCCCTAACACAACTTGGGGAAATGATGTATTAGAGTTTTACAAGTCTGGGCATATTAATCAGCATTCTGTAGGCTTTAGAACAATTAAAGCTGAAGCACAACAGAAAGGTCAAGCAGAGGAGTATAATCTCATCAAAGAGATTCTTTTGTTTGAAGGTTCTGCTGTATTATGGGGAGCTAACCCTAACACACCAACTCTGAATGTAGGCAAAGGTCTAACTAAAGAGGAAATCACAGATCAACACGAAAAACTAAGCAAAGAGCTTAATCTATTAATTAAAAGCCTAAAAGATGGTAGATTTACTGATGAGGCTTTTGAGTTTATAGAAATTCGCTTTGCACAAGTTAATGAAGCAATTAAGTCACTCTTATCTACTGAGGCCACTCCTGTTGTAGAGCAACCCGCTGAAGCAGTTGCAGAAACTAAGGAGCCGGTGATTGATCTAAGTGACCTTAAGCATACATTGAACAATTTTATTTACAAATTAAATTCCTAACAATGGAAGAATTAAAAAACATCGAAGCCTCAGTAAAATCTGCTACTGAGTCTGTTGAAAAGATGAAAGCTGCCAATGAGGCTGCTATTGCAGATGTTAAAACACAAGTAGCTGAAGTAAAAGCTGCTGTAGTTACTATGGATGAGGCTGCTAAGAAAAATCAGGCTGCTCTTGATCAAATGATTGCTGAGAAGGCTGCAAAGACTGTAAACAACAAAACTAAGTCTTTCGGTGATGCTTTCTCTGAGCAAATGGCTGAGGCTTTTGAAGCTAAGCAAGCTGAAATCAAAGAGTTCCAAAAGAACAAAAATGCAAAGTTGACAATTGACCTAAAAGCTGTAGGTACAATGACAACTTCTTCTAACCTAACTGGTGATGGTACTGCTACCTACAACACTCGCCAAGGTTTAGTACCTTCTCAAAAAGTAAATTTCCGTGACCTTATCCCAACTGCTGTAAGTCCTACTGGATTGTATGTTACTTACCGTGAGACAGGAACTGAAGGGTCTATCGGAATTCAAACTGAAGGAAACCTAAAGTCTCAGATTGATTATGACCTTACAGAAGTTAAGGTTGTATCTGACTACATTGCTGGTTTTGCTCGTTTCTCTAAGCAAATGATGTTCCAACTTCCTTTCTTACAGAATACACTTCAGAGAATGTTGCTCCGTGACTTCTACAAGAAAGAGAATAGCACTTTCTTCTCTGCTGTATCTACTGCTGCAACTGGTAGCACAACTACTGCTGCTTCTGTTGATGCTGAGCAGTTAGTTGACTGGATTGCAAACCAATTGGATGCAAACTTTGAGGCTTCTTTTGCTTTAGTATCTTATGCTCAATGGGCTGACTTGTTAAAGACTAAGCCTGCTGACTACTCTGTACCCGGTGGTGTTATTATTGACCCTAACGGAAATATCCGTATTGCAGGTGTACCTGTAATTGGTGCATCTTGGGTTACTAACGATAAAGCTCTTATCGTAGATGCTTCTTACCTTGAAAGAGTTGAGACTGAAGGATTGCGTGTTGAGTTCTCTTATGAGGACAGCGACAACTTCCAACGTAACTTGGTAACTGCTCGTGTTGAGTGTTTTGAGGACATCAACATTATGAGAACAGATGCCTTGATTTACGGATCATTCTAAGCTGTGGTTGATGTGGTGATAGGGGTCGGTTTCGGCCGGCCCTTTTTTTAAATACTTATTATGTTGTATAACTTACTAATTGATTGGCAGGATCAGACTGAGGAGTCTGGAATTGTAGAACCTGTTACACTTGC